TCCAAGGGATTACAAATCTAGGGCTAAACATTGACGCAAGCGCAGGCGTAAAAGTGCTGGGCCGCAGCACAGCAAGCAACGGTGTGCCACAAGTGCTTTCTACCAGCGGCACTGGCAACGTAGTGATGACCAACACGCCGACGCTTGTAACTCCAATACTTGGCACTCCATCAAGCGGCACGTTAACAAACTGCACTGGGCTCCCTGTTTCTGGTATCACAGCATCTACCACTACCGCAATCGGAGTTGGCAGCATCGAACTGGGCCATGCTACGGCAAACACTTTAACGGCTAGCAGCGGCGTGCTTTCAATCGAAGGCAAGACAGTCCTTGACCAGACCAACACACTGGCTGGAATCACAAACAAGACGTTTGTTGCTCCGGTGCTGGGAGCAGCCACGGCGACTAGTATCAATGGCATCACGATCTCAGCGGGAGGCTCTGGCACGCTCACGATGGAGGGCAGCATTAACACCTCCGCTAACGGCGGCAGCATCGACACGGCTGGTCATTCTACGGGACTTCCCGGTGGAAGCATTACTACTAAAAGCGTATCAGGCTGGTACCCCGGCGGGTTTATCAACACCAGCAGCGATGAGGGTCAGGGAGGCTACATAGACACGAGAGGCCCATATGAAGGTGGCAGTGGAGGCAACATAGATACTAGCGGCGATGTGGCTAATGGAGGCAGCATCAACACTAGCGGATCAGGAACTTTCGGTGGCAATGGTGGTTCCATCAACACATCGGGGGGCGGTGCGTCCCCCGGCGGCAACATCGACACCCGCGAAGGTGGCGGCTCCATAAACACCGGCTTCAACGGCGGATACATCAGCACCACAGGCGGCGGATACATCGACACCACTTATGGCGGCAACATTAACACCAGCGGCGGCGGCGGCTCCATAAACACCACAGGCACTGGCAGCATTGAGCTAGGAGTCACCGGAACGCGCACAACATTCACTGGCGCGGCAAGCGGCACGAACAAGTCCATCGCGCTCCCTAACCTATCCGGCACCGTAGTAGTGACAGCAGCCACCAGCGCAACCGCCACGCAGGCGTTGTTCGCAACGGCGACAACAGGCGCACCTGCCTATCGTGCGATAGCCTCGGCAGACATCGCCACCGCGCTGACCACACCGGGACCCATCGGCACTACGCCAAACACTGGCGCTTTTACGACGCTGACGGGAACAAGCAGTGCAACTCTCGGAGTAAATGGCGGCACAGGCGGCAGCGTGGTTCTTCGCGGCAGCACTAGCGGAAGCGCAACAATTAACACCAGCGTAACTGGCGTTCTGGCTCTTCCGAGCGGAACCACAGCTACGAGCATGGCGCTGACCACTCCTGTTCTCGGCACACCGTCAAGCGGCACCTTGACAAGCTGCACTGGCTTGCCTGTGGCTACTGGTATCAGCGGGCTGGGAACTGGCGTTGCTACGGCATTGGCGCTAGCCACCAACGCGGTCGGCGGGATAGCCACGAAAAAGCGCACGTATATTTCGGCCAGCGACATTCTGCTCTACAACAGCGGGGGGTTTCCCAGCTTCACTGCGTTGGGCAGCACATTTCAGGGCGCTTATATGCCTAACGCGGCGGATACCACATTTCAAATTCTGCTCGACCCAGCGGAATGGGCCGGTCGCTCCGCTAAAGTCACGGTGGTATTTGTCGGCAGCGCATCATCCACGGACAACGTGAACTTCGATGTTGGCCTAGACTGGAAAACCACCGCCATCGACGGCGCGACCAATAGCATGGCGGGGCCGGGTTGGGGCGCGGGAGGCGGGTCGCCTGTGCAGAATCTCAATCAAGCGGGACCGGCGACTCAGCCTTATCCGCAAAAATTCACGTCCCAGCAGTGGAATATCACCGCCGGGGCAACCTTTCTTTCGCTTTGGCTGAAACGAAACGGAATCGCGGACGCCTACGCCGGAAACATCGCCGTGCTTTGGATTTCCATCGACGAACAATAATCACATGAAAACACTTGAACAACTGCAAGCCGCCGCCGGAGAACTCTGGCCGGACATCGAAGCTCACCTTAGCCAGCTCCGTGGCCGGATCGAAACGCTGGTGCGCGAAGAAGGAACCAGCCTCGCCGCGCTAAGGGACCAGCACGCTGCCGCACTCGCCAACCAAGCCGCCGAAACAGACGCAACGCGCAAAGCCGCCTCTGAGTCCCACGCCTCCGAGCTTGCCGAGCTAGCCGCTAGCCACGCCGAAGCCATCGCCGTCAAAGACGCGCAACTTGCAACCCAAGACACTGAGGCTTGGGACGAGATCAAATCCGTTGCGACAAAGCACGCCGCCGCTATCACCGAGCTAGAAGCACAGCACGCCGCTGACCTAGCTGCCGCCGTAGAAGCCGAAGGACGCGCCGTCCACAACCGACTCGACGCTCTAGTGCAGGCAGGCCAAGAGGCACACGCAAAAGGCGACCTCGACGCACTGGGCAAGGTGCTGGTTGCGGCTTACGCCCATACCTCCACGGCACGCAAGGCAAAGCTGGAAGCCGACCTTGCTACCGCGCAAACCGCAGTCACAGCAGCCGCCGCAAAGCTCGCCGCTTTGAAACCATGAGCAACGAACCAAATCAAAATCAAGAACTGAACGACATTCGCATTATCGCGGAGAGGTGTTTCGCGTTTATTCGGATGGTGCTTGCTCCGCTCATCGCCTTGGGCATCACGTCCCTTGTGGGCGGTTGCTGGCAAGTCCATGACATGGGCCGGGACTTCAAGAACATGCAAACACAGCAGACCGAATTGAACGCAAAGCTGGAGAGCATGAACGAGAAGGTGCTGCGAATGTTTTACGGCGGCGGATGGGACAGGCGAGAGGCGGCAGGTCGTCCGCTCAAGGAAGCAGCGCAGTAGGTGGAGAAATGAGATTTGCGTTTCACAATCCAGCTAAAATGAGAGACAACCAGTTTTGATCTCTCAATCTTCACGACAAAGCTGGTCTTGCTTATTGGGTAATGAAACTGTTGCAAACTATTAGCCTGCTATTAACAGCGCGGAATTTGATAGTTTCCCTAATCCTCCTGACATCATGCCAAAGCGCACCAACAAAAGCCCGCAAGATTATGGAGCCTATGACGAAGAAGACGGAGCAAGCTGGCAAGCTCGTAGAACAACAGGCCGGAAGCATTGGGAGACTAAAGGGAAGCGTGGACGAGGCAACGGCAACGGCAAAGAAACTCAACGCGACAAGGCCAGACGGCGACACGGCGAATCTGCTTCTTTCCCTTCGCATCGCGACGAGCGAGACGGATTCTTTACGTGGAACGAATGAAGACTTGCGGCTTACCATTTCTGGAATGGAGGTTGCCATCGCGACTGCTCAGGACAAGGTGTCGGTCGAGATCGCGGGGGCCGAGGCGTGGCGGACGTGGGCATGGAGGTGGTGGTGGGCGTTTTCGGCGACAGTTGCGTCCATCGTTGCACTTGTGTATTTTAGACAATCCATCCCTCTGCTGAAATTCTTTTGAAACCAATCTTTAACTGGATTGCTGGATTCTTCCGAGAAGACAACGGCAACAACTCGTCCATGCGACTGGTGATGGTCTGGACGGTCTGCATCGTGGTTCCAGCGTTCCTTGCCGCGTGCATCTGGTTTCCGCATCTAAAAGACATATCCCTTACCGTGATAGGCTTTGCTGGCTCGCTTGTGGGCATCAAAGCCGCGCAGAAAACAACTGAGAAACCAACACCACCAACCGAATGAGCCTTGCAAAAACCATCGTTGAACTAGCAAAAAAAGAAGTTGGCGTTGAGGAGATCAACGGAAGCAACTGTGGACCTCGTGTGAATGAATACAAGGCCGCAACCAACCTGCCATCAACCGAGGCTTGGCCGTGGTGCGCTGCATTTGTCTGCTGGTTGGTCCGAGAGGCCATGACCAAGGAGGGCGGCGCATACACCTTTGCTCGACCTAAAACGGCTGGCGCGTGGGACTTTGAAAACTGGAGTTTGAAGCAGGACAGCAGCACCGAAACGATGCGCGGTCCCGGTTCTGATATTCAGCCCGGCGACATCGTGATCTTCAAGTTTTCCCACATTGGCGTTTGCGTGCGAGGACCAGAGGCTGGTCGCATTCGCACAATCGAGGGAAATACCGACGCAGCGGGTTCGCGTGAGGGCGGCGGCGTGTTTGAGAAGTCTCGTTCTTTGGACAGCATCAAAACCCGCATCAGGTTGCATGTGTAACAAATCAAAATGAGGAATACGCTCACAGGCGAAATTCCGCGCCACCTTTACGTCTGGGTGGATTCGCGACACACCCACAAAAAACCGTGCGGCTACATCCCCGCTGTCTGGTATGGGCTGGTTTGTTATCCGGGTCGCGTTTGGGGTTGCACCGTGATGCTTGAATCGGGTGCGATCTACCGCAACATTCCCGCTCACGCTATTGCGTTCAGCAGTAAGCCGCAAGGAAAATGGACGGAACGCGATGCTCAGACATGGGATTGCTACGGATGGGATTGGTCGGCAACGGAATACACCTTCTTGCGAGGGCTGGAGTGTAAGGTCATGGCAAACCGCAAGCAACATATAGGGGAGTATCTATTCTCCGTGTCGCCAGTGGGTGACGGTTTTTCAGCCTATCCTGAGCAAGCCAAAGAGTTCAGTTTTGTGCGGCTCGACAGCGACCATCTTACAGTGCAGCCAACAAACCACGTAGTTTTCCGGGAACGTAGTTTCACCGACAACAAATTGGAATTTCCTTCACCTCTGAAACGACAGACGGAGATCTGGACGGCGGAATGAAGCGACTCGATTGTAATTAAAGCAATGGAGCAAGAAAACAAAAGCAACTCAGAAGCAGAGGCGTTAGGCTCCGGAGGATACGGGCACCTCAACGCTCGGGAAATGCGCCAGCGGATGAACCATTTTCTGTCAGGCCGAGGGCAAAGCACAGATGCTAAAAACGACTGGCGCAAAGTGCCCTACAAAATTTCTCAAAAAAAATCTGGACATCCACCGCACAAATAGAGTCCACGCCAATCACCGATGACTACTTCATCTTCAGAGCAGGCCGAAACTGCCGCTCAAACTCCGCCTCCAGCAAATCCACCGGCACCATCCCCGGTGGAACAGAGTGGCGGATTGCCACCACTAACCGACACCCCGCTTGAGAAGCTGGACGAGATGATCGCCCGGCTTGGCATGGACGGGCCGACACAGGGGAAAACCCCGCCACACGCAGAACCAGAACCCACCGATGAACCGGATCAAACGGAAGGCGAAAAGCCTCCGTACGAAACGGAAAGATCACGGGTTCTCCCGAATCGCGTAACCACCGCGCAGTTCTCCGACATCGAACAAGAGGCTATCGCCCTTGGCAAGATTCTCAGAGACGCTGGCGAAGATGTTCCGACGCTGAAGGAGCGCATTGAGCTTGTCGAACAGCGACAAGCTGAAGCCATCAGGGCCAACCCACCACCGCCGGATCCGGACACGGAACTTGCGGAGATTGAGGCCGAACTGGCTGAAGCGACTGCGAGTGAAGATGAACTGGCGAGATCACTTGGAGTGGACGAACTTCTCTCCAAGCAAAAGAGGATCAGCGAACTAGCTGCCTTGAAAAGGCAAATCACCGACGCAATGGCGCAAGCCCAAGCTGACGGCGAGGCGAATTTCAGGGCCGAAAGGTTGCAAGCAATCGACCAAGCCAAGGGAATGTTCCCTGATTCCAAAAATCCGGAAACGGAACTGGGTCAGGAAATCCAAGGCTTGATAAGCGAGATCCGAGAAACGCCAAACCATCCAAATCGTGCCGTGCTCTCCACCAAAGACGCACCCTTGTTTGTTGCCCAAACGGCAGCAGCCCGAGTCGCCCATAGGCGAGCCTCGGAAAGGGGTACGACTGTTGCCTTGGAACTATCCGCACTCATGGACTCCGCTCCCGCGTATCGGGAAGCGGCAGCACCGCAGCAGGGGCAGAGGAAGGTAACGCCCGCCGGGGGAGCAGCAAGCGCACCGTTTGCCAATGCTTCGGCAAAAAAAGCCCTCGACCTTAGTTCACCTGACAGCTTCAATCTGGCAACCATTGAGTCAATTTTACCGACACATCGGAGCACCGGATACGTCCTGCGTCACTAGGCAAAGCGACAGCAGCAGGAGACTTGGGATTTAGGCAAACCAACCAACCAACCAACCAACCAACTAGAAACTTACTTATGAAAAACAAACTTCATCTCAGTCTCGCGTTAGCGGTTGCTTCGGCGCTCTCGGTCATTTCTTGGCCGGTCGCTTTTGCAGTTGCTTTCGCATCATTCGTGACGCCCGTTCTCGGAGCGTCTTACCCCGCAATTAACGCCACTACCAAGGCCAACCTAACCGATCAGGATGCAAAGATCGAAGAGGAACTGTGGAGCCGCAAGGTTGTCCTTGGTGCCGAAGCTATGTATGGAGAAAACCCGTTTGCAGACGGGTTTATGGGTGAGGGCGACGGCGGAAAGGCCATCGTCAAGATCACCGACACTGAAAAAATCGCTGGCAACACCATCAACATCACCACGTATGGTGGATTCGGCGGTCCCGGCTCCCAAGGCTCGGCTGATCGTATCGGCAACGAGCAGAAGATCCAAGCATCCGTGTTCCAAGTGAAGATCGGACGCCAGTGGTTCGGTGTGGGCTTCCAGTCCATCGCCCGCGACGAAACCATGATCGGCGGTCGCCTCGACTCCATGATCGTGGACGGCCTGCGCCAGTTGCACGCCCAGAAACGCAACGACGACATGATTCGTCTGATGATCGAAAAGGCTGACGCTACCGCCCGCAACAATGCGTTTACGGCGGCTGGCCCCAGCACTGTCGCCACCATTAAGACGGCGCACTACGTCGATACTCCGACCATCACCACCGTCCGCAACAAGCTCTCCGGCATCGGGGCGCTTCCAATGGCGCTCGGCCCGAAAGATAGCGGCGGCTCGCGCACTGAAAAATACATGTTCTTTGGCACCCATCATGGCTTGAGCCATTTGGACTACGAGAGCGCGTATCTTCAGGCTCAGTCTTACGCTGGCGTTCGCGGCACCGAAAACCCAATCTTCAAGGGGAACTACTCCGAGTGGAGCGGCATCGGTCTTTACCGCTGGTTCCAGAAAGATCACGGCAACGCCGGTCCCATCGGATCGCTTCTCTCGCCTCGCACCTACTTGGCGGCGAACCTTCCAACCCTGACGTGGGGCAGTGGCAGCACATGGGCGAACCGCTCCGGCGTCGCCTTCACGAACACCACTGCTACGGCTCGTTACTATGACGCTACCGGCACCGCCACAACGGCAACCGGGGTGGCAATCGGCGGAGGCTACGGCATCAACGCCGCGGCCCTCAGTCCGTATCCCGAGTTCACGCGCTACTTCTCCAACGCGCCTTGGACCTATCACAACGGCAACACCATTGCCGCGGGATCCAGTGCCCGCTACGTGATGATCATCGGTCAGTCTGGTGCGAACAACGGAAAATACGGCATCTTCCAGTATGCTGCAAACTCCGGACGCAACATCCTGCTCACCAACGGCATCTCGACCGGCCTCACCGGGGAAACCACGGACGGCCAGTTTCTTGCTGGCGATCTCGTTGTGGAGTGCAATGTTCTCGGCGTGCCGGTTGGCCGCTCCATCGCCTTTGGGCGGGAAGCGATCATCTGCGGCGTCGGCTCCATCAACGGTTCCCGCATCTCCCCGCAGATGGGACGGCGCACCGAGGAGCACCGCAACCATGATCTCGACCACGCCATCGGCGCGGAAGCGGTCTGGGGTGCAGCCCTCATCGAGCGTTCGGACGGCGTTTGCCCCGGCTTCGTCGTTGTCAACAGCGCGATCCCGATTGACGGTGCGCCTGTCGTAACGTAATCAAAACCAACTCTGAGCCGCGGGAGGCAACTCCTCCCGCGGCCCAGCTTTTATCTATGAAAATCCAGATCACCCTCTGTCTGTATCACTCGCCCCGTCCGTCCATGCCCTCGCTTCAGGGCCGGAGCGGAAAGATTTACTGCCGGGCCGTGTACAACGAGAAGACGCAGCGGCACGAAACGCCGCCGTTTGATCTGGACGAATGGCACAACACGATCCTGCCCGACATCTCCAAGCTGACCGGGCGCGAACTCCCGCAATGGCTCCCTGCGGTAGTAGTCACAGAGTCTGCTGCTGGCGAGCATACCGCCCGGCTGGAAGGCGAACTTGCCGCAGCCCACGCCGAGATCAAGCGCCTTGCGGTGGCTGAGACGCCGCTGGCTCCGGTAGTCCGAGCGGAAGACCCGTTCAGCACGCTGCCAACGAATCCGGGTTCCCTTGCCCCTAAAGGCGTGCGTGAGCTTCGGGCGATGTGCAAGGAGCGCGGCATCACCATCCCCACGTCCGCCACCAAGGATGACCTGCTTCGGATGCTCGAAACGCCGGAACTGGCCCCGGCATAAGGGCCACAATTTTTTGAGACTGAACGGCGACGGAGCTTTGCAGGCGCTGTCGCCGTTCTCACTGTAAACACCGACCATGACCGTCCAAACTTTAGCTATTGAACTGCTGCGGGACTTCGGGATTACCACCCTGACCCCGGCTGACTCTGCGGACAACGTGAGCACTCGCGGTCCAAGCACCGGGGATCTTCAAGCGGTTATCAACGCGCTCAACGAAGCGAACATCGAAATCTGGGGAGAGGCACCGTCCAACCTGTTCAGGAAGAACTTCGGATACTATCTCCACGCCCCGACCACTGTTTCCGTAGCGGTCACACAATTCTCAACAGCGGCAACCATCACCACATGGTCGGGATGGATGGAAGGATGCACCATCCGAATTAGCGGCGACTCGGCTGACAACGAAATTGCTTACCAGAACGTGCTTGTCCGCCCCTATATGGGAGGAACCGGCACAGTGAGCGCAGTCGTCTATGCGGATTGCATCCCATTCACGGATGCGGTTGTTACCGGCAGCGACGTAATCGGCTCCGTGTTTGCGCCCGTGCGACTTCCCGGATACGGGGATCTGTCTCATTGTGCCGACCGACAAACATTCCTTCAGGAGTGCGGATTAGTGGATGTTGTGACCCCACACACCCGGCCCGCCGGATTTCTCCAGAGCAACACCTTCAACAAGCAGATCGCCACCCCGTCGAGCTACTTTGTGGACACAAGCAACCGGCAGAACGAAGCCTACACCATGTATCTGCGCGTAAACCCGATGCCGTCTTTGGCCGTGCCAATCACATGGGAGGCGTCTATCGGACCGCCTACATGGACAACCGCCGACATCGACAACGGGGATCACACGACCGATCCGAACACGTCCATTTACCTTCCGTTTCCGCTCATGTATCTCAAGCGAGTTGCCCGCAGGATCATCGCGGCGGATGGTCGGTTCAACAATCTGAGCGGTAAAGAATTGATTGTGAAGCACGCCGAGGAAGCGGTTGCTTCGCTAGGCGATCTGCGGCCTGACACCAAAAGCGGCAACGCCCAGAACCCGAACAACAGTTTCCGTGGCACAAACCGAGGCAGGAGGCTGTTTCGATGAACTACGGCGGCTCTCGGGATCTTGGAGCAGGCAAGCCGCAAGACCGGCTGACTCGACCGCACACGCAATTCCCTACAGAAAACGTGGAGGATCTGATGATGGTGGAGGATGTCCTCGTGGACTCCAGCTACACCCCGATCTACATTGGCACCCCACGGAAAGGATTTACCAATCTCCGGCTCTTAGTGGAGAAGGAGATTGAGGGGACAGGGACTCAGCAGTGGGTGCGACGTATCTGGGCGACAACAACGCGCACCGGACAGGAAGCATACAACATTTCCAAGAAGTACACCTCCGAAGCATCGACTGCTCCGATCTTCATCCGAAATTACGTTTCCGCGACCGACACCCCGCTGACCGAGGGGACGACGTTAAAAGTCGTCACCGGCCTGACCGTAACCTCCGCCGGGAGCGGCTACTCCACTGCACCGACGCTCGCTTTCAGCGGCGGAAACGGCACTGGCGCTGCGGGAAAGGTTCAAATTCGCGACGGATCCATTGTCGGCGTTCTACTGACCAACGGCGGATCCGGATACACGGTCGCTCCGACAGTCACCGTAAGCCACGGGAACGGGACTGTAACTGCGGCAATTCAGTCGCAGTCCGCTTATCTAATAAAGCAGGAGTCCAAACCAAGTGAAGGGGATTTAGGAAATTTGTTCTTTGACATCACTCGCGTTTGGATGGAGTTGCCCGGCCCGTTGGTTTCAAACTCCCGATACGATGAGAGGTTTGGGGCAATTAAGATTCAACGCAAAACAGTGTTGGCGAATCCCAGCACGCAGGTCGCTACCCTTACGGCCACGGTTAAAACAACCTTTGAGGCGCTAGACGAATCCTCTGTAATTTGCACGCAAATCGAAGAGACCAACAGCGACGGAACGGGCAGCGCAGGAAATCCAGCCTACCCAATTCAGATCAATGATTTCTACGACAACGAACGCGGAGCCGTGGACCAACAAGTGCAACTTGTTGCTGACACCACTAGCCCCGGAGGCTTAACCGTTGTTGGCACTACCGTAACCGACATTCGTTACGAAGCCGTAACTCAATTTCACCGGAAAAAAACCACCGAAACATGGACGGTGCCTGCGCCATTAAGAACGGCAGATGATTACGATATTCAACGCGGAGCAGTTCAAACTACGTTGCAAATCATTGCTGGTAGTAGTGTTGAAGCAACGCTGACGGCATCTTCAAATGTAGTTACAGAGACTACATACAGACCGCTCAACAACGTGCTGCTTGAGAAGAAAGTGCAGACGTTTGCTTATCCCGGCCCCGAAATTATTTCTGAACCTGAGATTGACCGCGATGGGTCGGTGTTTACGATCAAACGCCAACTTGATGTTGCTTCCAATATCACCGAAGGAGAAACTATTGATGGCGGGTTGAAAATTATTACGAGCGAACCATACAGCGGACAAAACACAGGACCGTTGCGATACAAAATTACCAAGACTCGTGCGCTACCCGGAGCGGAATTTACTCGCGCTGAAGTGGACGGAGAAACAGGTGCGCCTGTTAGCATTAAAATGCAAATTATTGCAACCCCTTCCTTTCCAATTGCCCAAACAGCCGGAACTGAAATTTCCTATCAACCAATTTCATCCGTTCACGGCACCAAGATCACCACTTCTTTTGGTGGTGATGCGAGTTCCATTTCGGTAGTAGATTACCCAACCGGCAGTATGAGCGCACCACCGCTAATTTACGGTGCTGCTCTAAACAGCGCCGTATCTCGCGACGGAACTCCGAGTGTAAACATTGTTTGGAACAAACGAACCGGAAAAACGCGTGAAGTAAAAATGACACGAACCAAAACTTATGGTTCACAAACAGAAATGCAGGCGGCGCAAAGTTTCATAACACTAGAAAACCCCGGTGTTATTGACCTAATTCAAGATTTCTTTTTTATTCCAGCCATTAGAGAAACAGGAGTATTAACCAATGCGGTAAGCCACGCGTTTACCACCGGAACGGAAAACCCTAAATGGCCTTGGATCAATGAAACTATTGCGTGGGGCGACACTGAGCCGTCAGCATCCGGTTATGCCGGAAGATTTGTGACGCTTTCCGCCGATGTTGAATACTGGAAATATAACCTTTGGCGAATGACTAAGATTCAAGCAACGACGTTCTAATGGAAGACCTTAATGCTACAATAGAGCAAATCCGCAAGGTTGTTCCAACTAGATCGCCAGACGCAAACGCAACGCCTGATAGCAATTCTAATGACCGAACCCCAGACGCCGGGCTGGACATACCGGCAAGACTTAAGCTGCATCCTTTTGAGGTATATATCGATGGATATACTTCAAGCGCACTAACTTCTATTTACGCTTACGTTCGGCGCGGTTGGATATTCCTCGACGAAGGCAACCTTACGCTGACCGCGCCGATCACGGATATTGACAACAAAATGACTTTGACTAGCGGTGATTGGGTTTGGTTGGAAATGACTTTTAGTTTTGCCGGAAATCTTACCGCAGGCCCAGAGCTAAAATGGGGCGCGAGTTGGGGAAACTCAATGCACACCAACACTGCTGGAGTAAGCAATATCTGGAGGCAACCTATTGCGTACGTTCGTGCGGTTCAAACTAATAAAAGCGTGGTCAACGCAATGGAGAATGCGCCGTTCCCCGATCCGGGCGATTTTCCAGACTTTAAACCAAGTCTTCGTATCGACCAGCTTACCAATACGCATTTGCAAAAAGCTCGCAAAGCAACGTCTGCCGGAGATTTGATTTGGGGGCTGGTGCCGAATTGGGCGTGGACGGCAGGCACCGGACCTACCGGTCCCACCGGACCTACCGGTCCCACCGGACCTACCGGTCCCACCGGACCTACCGGTCCCACCGGACCTACCGGCGAATGCTATTGCTATTATTAAAATAATGCGAACACACATAATCAACCCAACCGTAACCATCATTATGGAAACCATCGGGCGCGACACCATCGCCCGCGCTATCCGCTCGTTTATAGATCAAAATTACCAGTTTGCGCGGTTGCTCATAATCAACCGACATCCGACGCCGCTTCAGTTGCTCAACATCCCGGACTCGCACCGACTTCGCATCGAAGTAGTCAACGACGAGGACGTTTACACACGCCCGGTCTATCAGCATATCGTGAACATGAAAATGGTGCGAACTGATTGCTGGACAATTTTGGACGACGACGATTGGATTGATCCGCATCACATAACGCAAATGGTAGCGGCATGGAACAACGTAAACGAGCGCAACGAATTGCCGTTACAGGTCTGTGGACAAAATTACATCATGCACTACGAGGATGATGTGACTAAGGAGCTAACCTGCTGCGGATGGGCAACTTCGCTTTTCGAGCGACTCACCCCGGCTGAAGTTGATTGGTGCTACAAAAACTTTCCGGCAGACACAGTGCTTGCTTCCGATAGTTGGATTGCCTCCAATTCATACTTTGACAAGCGAAAATTCCAAGGCACCCATTCTTATCATTGGAATCGCATCGGCCACGATCATCTTTCCAAGCACGAAACCATAAATCACCATACCCCAACAGGAAACATGGAGTCGCACTTGAATTTCTGGCGTATCAAACTTGCCTCCCGCAGCAAACCGCTGCTCCCGGTAAACCTATACCCACCGCCTTTCTGAGGCATTCAAAAATTGAACTGTTCTTGACATCGTAACCGCAAAAACCAAACTCCTCACATGCCTAACGAATTTACATTTTCTGGGACATTTCAATTTTTGAAATCGCTCGCTCGGGTTACTGCCTCCGCAACGACACAAAAGACTATTAGCGGCTCGCAATGCAGCGACAGCACTCAGAGCATCGGCACAACCTTTGAGGCGCTGGTCTTTGGCGACATCGGCAACACTCCCGGCGTTTTCATGCTGCAAAACCTCGACACCACGAATTTCGTAGATATTTCAAGCGACAACGGCGCAACCTATTGCATGAGACTGGCGGCGGGCAGCAGCAGCATCGGCGGCGGCATTGCGTTGGTGCCAAACAATGCGATTACGACGTGGGGTGCTCGGGCCGGAACCGCACTTGGCAACTCGTGCATTGTTTCCGTCCGCGCCGTTGCGCCCTGACTGCACGTTTTTTTGTGGCGCATCAACTTGCGCCCCGCGTTGAAACGCTGCTCCAAATGGATTTCAAATTCCCCTCCCTCTCTCCGCACCCAAAACATTGAACCAAAACTTTTTTGGTAAAAACGGCTTGACGCCCGCGGGGTCACGGTCAATGCTGGCGGAGCAATAAATCAACCAACCAACCAGCCATCATATTATGTTTGAAAAAAAGACAGTATATCACTCGGAACTCGTCAAGGAGAGTCCGGTAACGGTCGAGATGACCAGCGACGTTCTTGAAAGCAAATTCAAAAAGGGCACGTATTACGTGTGCTTCAAGCACGACGGGAACGAGCATCAACTCACCCTCGAAAACCAAGCCTGTGAGGACGCCCTGCGCGATTTGAAGGGGCAGTTTGCCACCATCACCGCTACCGGATCTCGGGACAACGCAGCCCTCGATGTCGTTATGGCAGAAAGCCCGCAAGGACATCAGAAACCTGCGCCCCGACAGTCTGCTCCTTCCGCTCAAAGTGGTAGGGCACCGGTTCGTGCAACAAGCACTGCCGGAACGGACGATCTGGCTGGTCTGGCTCGGTTTAAGCGGAAACTGATGCAGAAATGCGTCGGCCTCGCCACGATCCGTAGGGCAGTTGAGGCGTTTGAGCAGAACACCGGGGAATTGACGCCCGCCGAGAGGCAGGCCATCACAAGCACGCTGTTCATAGCGTGCGACCGGGACGGTGGATTTGATTCCCTACCAGCGGCATACCAAAAAGGAACCGGGGCCGCGCTTCCGCCCGCCCGCTCTAAACCCGCCGCACCGCTGCCACAGTTCGATCAGGAATCTGCGGAAGACGATGACATTCCGTATTGAAATGGAGCTATCTGCTTAAAACCCCAATGATCACCACGCTCCAAGCCCAAGCCCTTAAAGGGCAGTCTTTCACGCACCAACTCAGCCAGTGCGTCATTATCAACGGTCGGAACTTTGCCGGTAAAACCTCTCGCATGGACGCGATACGTCTGGCGTTATGCGGCAAACTCCCTGAACTCGGAGGCCGCGCAAAGGATGCGTTTGAATTGGCTGAAGGTTCAAGCATGTCTGTCGGCATCGAACTCGAAACCGGAGCAAAGATTTCGCGACGGTTCTGGCTCGAAAAAGACAGCGTAAAGTCATCGGTCGAGAGCGATTTTGACGCAGATGAACTTGCCGTTGTAGAGTCCACGCCATTGTTCAACACCAGCGACTACTTTGCGCTCACCGACGCGGAGAAGATCCAGTTTGTGTTCCGCAACTGCCCGATACCCAGCACCGTCACCCAGAGTGGCGTTGTGGCCCGCCTTCAAGCACTAAAGATTGGCGAGCATACCGAGGAGATCGAGGCTTCCAAGCAGGAGTGGATCAGCGTGTGCAGAAACAAACTGAACGACCCGGTGGTTGGGATTAACGCCCTGACCGACAAGGACACCGGAGATCTTGCGCTCGGGTTTACAAAATGGAACCGCCGGGCTAAAGACTCCGCAGGTGCCGTGCGGATTCTGACCGAACTAAAGCTCCGCGAGGGCGAGTGCAGCGCCGAGACGCTGACTGGGCTGGATCGGCGCATTGCTGTCGTTTCCGTAGAGCATGAGCAGGTCGTTCGTGAGCACGCCGCACTTGCGGCCACCGCCAAGCAGTCCGCCTCCACCAACGATCTGAGGAGCCGCCTAGCCGCTACCGTGAACACTCCTGCCCGAAACTGGCAGAGGGAGATCGGAGAACTGGCGGAAAAAGAAAAAGAACTGAGCATTGCCGCTGGTGACAACGCCGGACTTGTTCCGCCATCCGACACCATCGCCAAAAAGAGCTACGAGGAGGCGATAAAGATTAAAAAGGAGATGGACACTTCCTCCGAGGCACTCCACGCCGCTGAAATTGAACTCGGGAAATTGACCGGGATCGAGTGCTGCCCGTTTTGCAAGAGCAAGGGCAAAGGGTGGAAAACAATTCTTGAGGAGCACTGGAACAAAACCATCTCTGCGGCCACCGAGCGCAAGCAAACTGCGACCGACGCTTACAAAGCCATCAAGAGTCAGTACGATCAACAGAACGCCGCCTACATTGAGGCGATGAACAAGTTTAAGCGAGAAGTTGCAGCGCAACGTCCGCTCTCCGCTGTTCGCGAGCAAATCCGGTCACTAGAAACTGGATGGAAGATGGACCTTGAAACAAGGGCTGCGGCCAACGTATCGCTGCTAGACCTGCAAGGAGGAAACGAGTCCGTGGATCCAGAGAGTGTCCACGCTGCTGGGGAACGCCTCAAACTCTTGCACGCCGAACTTGTTTCCCTGCGAAAACAGCGAGACACAGCCAAGGATCTTCAGCAGGATCTCGCTCGGGCCGCACAAGCCGCGCTGGAGCACACATCCGCAGCCGCGCACGTCGCCTGCATCAAGGCCATCGGCAAGGAGATCAAAACCGTCCAACAAGAGATCATTGACGCCGCGTTTGGCGGGATGATGACGGTGGCAAACAAGGTGGCCGGGGACGCGCTGCTCACTCCGCTCGCCTACCACGACGGCCAGATCGGGCGATGGAAGGACGCGAAGTTTATCACCCGCTCCACCTTCAGCGGCACCGAAAAGGCACTGTGCGACATAGGGATCGCCGCCGCTCTCAGTGCCAAGTTTCCGCTGAAGATTGTGCTGCTGGACGAACTGGCACGCATCGACGCGGCCAACACCAAGATCGTGCTGGAGGATCTGCGGAAGTGCGTCGAGGAGGGGATTCTGGATCAGGTGATCGCCATTGACGTGCGCGACACCACTTACGAAGGCTGGCAACAGATCGCGCTATGAGCGAACAACCCGAACTTCCGCTCGGAGAACCGGACGGAAACATCGTGGACGGAGTAAGGGCGATGATTGTGGTGGCCCGCCAACTCGGCAAGATGAACGACTCCGAGAGCGCGGTGCTATTCCTGATTGAATCCCTCTGGGCAGACAGGATCGCAATCACCCAACTGGAGATCGCCAGCAGCCACAAGTGGATGGAATGTCACAAGAAAGAGGAGCACCTTCTTTCAAGCACCACGGAAACCACGGTGCGCCAAGTGAGACAGGTTATTCGCAACCTCAGAATCAATCACAAGATACCAATCTTGTCGGACACGAACGGGTATTTCCTTCCTTCTGAAATAGGTGAGGCCCAAGAGTATATCGAGCGAACCGAGCGGGAGGCCAGATCTCGCGCCGCATCGAGCATCGAGACCTACCGCGTGATGAAGAAAACGCTAGGGATCAGCAGCAATTTCTTCGATAAGATGGACGACGAAGGAGGGGAAGCATGAACTCCACCGAGCAACAAATCGCCGTCATCAACTGCGATTCTCCCCAAATCGCCGTCATCGCTGGTCCCGGCAGCGGGAAGACCGCCACGCTGGTCGAGCGCATCCGTCACCGGGGAACGCCAGCCAAGGAGATCGTCTGCATCACCTTCACCAACACCGGGGCCAATGAGATGAGGAAAAGGCTGCTGCCGATCCAGCCACGGTTCGTCGGCACTATCCACAGGTTTATGTTCGGTCTGCTCCAGAAGCACGGCCACATGATCGGCTACCGCCGAGGCGGGATTGGGCTGGTGGACGAGGACACCAGAGCCCGAATGCTGCTATCCATCCGCAACGAGATGGGCTTTAAGAAGCTCAGTGAGAAGAAGCTGATGGAGAAGGACGGGCTGGACGCGCAACAGATTTGGGCGGAATACGGCTTCCGCATCAAGCGCGAGAACATGATCGACTACGACACGATCCTGACGCACGGCCTGCGCTTGCTTGCCAACGAGGTTGTGCGGGACGAATGGGCCATCACCGACCTTTATGTGGACGAGGTTCAGGACTCCGGGGACATCGACTGGCAGATCATCCAAAAGTTTCCAGCCCAGAACACGTTCCTTGTGGGGGATCCTGACCAAAGCATTTTCAGCTTTCGCGGCGGACGCCCCGCGCTGTTCGTCGCCCACGCAGACAACCCCGGCACCACGATTCTAACCTTGGAAGATTGCTTCCGGTGTAATCTGGAGATTGCGGACGCGGCCAACAAATTGATCTCGCACAACACCCATCGCATTGAGAAATGGATTCGTCCCGTGTCTTCTCTTGCGGGCATTGTCTCGGTCAACTTCAAGCAGAATCCCCACGCCGAACACCGCTGGCTGCTCAACGCCATATCAGACGACATCGCCACCGGGACTCCGCCCTCCGAAATCGCCGTGCTCGCCCGAATGAACTGGCTGGTCAACGATGCTCGGGATGTCCTGCGCGATGCGGGTATTCCAATCCACGAGCCTCCGCGCATACCCAACTTGAAGGAATGGAGCGCCACCCTTGCGTTGATTGGTCTGTTAGTCGATTCGGAATCCACGATTCTGACGGAGAAGTATCTGCTGCTTACCAAGCACGAACACGAAGTGAACGCCATGAAGGGCCGCGCTCTCGCAGCTAAGTCCACGCTTCCCGAGGTAGCCAAGATCGTTCCGCACGGCTTCTCCGTCACTCCCGAGACCGTGCCGCAGTTCCTCTCCATGAAAGGCATTGGGACAGAAACCATTGAAACCGTGCAGGGAAGGCTCATTGAAAGCCAACCCGCCACAGTGGCCGACCTGCTGCATGATCTGTGGAACCGGGACCAGTGGGAGGAGCACCGCGGCGGTGGAGTCACCGTCGCCACAGCGCACGGCAGCAAGGGTCGCGAATACGATGCGGTGTTTGTGATCGGCATGGAGGAGGGAATCTTTCCAATGCTGCGGAAGGACACCGACATTGAGGAGGAGCGCCGTCTCGCGTTCGTTGCCTTTACCCGCGCCCGCATGAGGCTCCGCATTTCGGCGTCGATGTTCCGAAAGCCTTTGTTTGGATCCCCGAAACCATTTGTTCCGAGCCGATTCATCGCGGAGGCTGGGCTATGACCCGCTACACCATCACTTGCATCGGTCCCGCCGGGGCGAAGAAACGACTGCGGTTGGTGCTCGGCATCACCGGAGTTGAAGGCATCCGCATCGAGGAATGCGACGAGTCCGCCGTTCCGCGTCCTGCATCCAAGAAAAACAACCTTCCCACCACGCCGTGTTCGCTTGCTGTTGCCGCGTTGTTCCGGCGTAAGCCGACCACTCCGTGGATGGACGACGAGATCCGTGCGCTCAAAGACGCGATCAAAGCTGGCATGGACGCGGAAAGCGTGGCCGAAGTCTCCGAGTTCTACAAAGTCGAGCGGAAGAAGGAGCCGAATTTCTGCCGAACTTCGATCCTGACCTTGTGCCGCCACTTCCCCGGCGAACTGGACAAAGCGAGGGAATGGGCGGACAGGCGCAAGCGGAAAGACGCCGTTTGGAACCCGGCCACCGCGCCCGCCTCCGCGAGCAAGCCTACACAGGAGCAACTGGAGGAGGACGCCCGTGCAAGAGCCGAAGTGAAGCGGATCGCCGCTGAGTTTCGCGCAAGGGGAGGCAGAGCCGAATGAGCAGCATCGACCCGACACGCAGGTCGCTGCACGACGCCGTGCTCGCCGCCAACGCCGCGTGCTTCTTGTTGAGCCGCTCCGATGCGCCGTTTGCACGCGTGCTGCTTCGCGAGGCGCAGGAAGGCACGGCCAAGCTGCGTAACTGCCGGGATATGCTGGCGGCAGCACTCCTTGAGGTAGGAAAAAGCACCACCAAGACAACACAAACTGATGAGCAGCCTTCGTGACCCAAACATTCCGCTTCCGCAGCATATTCTGCTCGCCATGCACCGCAAACCTGCTCTACAATCTCCCCCTAATGTCGGAGTCCATCGAAATCCTGATACCGGGTCGATTACCAAGCTGGAACGCGCTCCTTGCGTTAGGGCATTGGGAGCGGGCGAAGCTAAAGAAGTCGATTCAAGCCGAGTTCTTGTCTGCGTTACGAGCGTGCGAAAGCGATTGCTCGACGAAGACAACCTCGCGGAGAAATACCATGTGGACTGCTGCCGATACGCTGGACTCCTACATTCAGACGAGCCGGGTCAAACGAAAATTGAAGTTAGCCAGCGCAAAACCGAGGCGGGCGAAACGGAACACACTAAAATTAAAATAACCTACCCATGAGAACCTTTGAATGTGAGTGCGGTTGCGAATCGAGTGCTCCTTCGTATCGAATTGAGTTGTTTAGAATACCGGGACACGGAGAAGTGGCCTGCATCAAATCGCACAAGGGCTTTCTGTTGGCCCGCATCGCCAAGGCGAACATCCAGAAGGAAAGGCAGGAGCAACTGCGGGCGTTCCTTGTGGCTAATGGATCCCGAGGCTGGTGGCACCGGCTCCGCACTAGCGCACAACTCTACCGACTCTCGCTCCATTGCCACGACAACCTTGCGCTCGCTCGCCAGTCCATGATTATGTTCCTGTTGCCGCGTCGTATTGCCAACAGGCTTGCTTTCTGGCTCGATTTTCGATGATCTCAGTCAAGTGCCAGCATTGCCGTAAGGCGCGGATCGACCATGCGCTTGTAACATGGAAATGCCCAAAGGGCAGAAAGCATGGAGGAAGATTCATTGCGTTTGGGCCGACCAAGTGGACTCCGCGTTCTCCAAAACCCAGAACACGCATCGCGCCAATGTCCGAAAAGCGCACCAAAGAGAACAAGGAGTATTCCACTCTGCGTGCGAATTTCCTGACATCTCATCCCGATTGCGAAGCGTGCAGGATGCTGCATCCGCGGCGGGTAAATCGCGCCAAAAGCACTGATGTCCACCACATGCAAGGCCGAGGGCCGAATCTGAACCGTATTGAGACGTGGGCCGCAGTGTGCCGGAAATGCCACACCGAGATCCACGAGGACATGAAGAACGCTCGCAAGCTGGGCCTCGCCTTGTGACTCCGCGTTACAACCGACCGATCCGCCAATACGGCATCGGCCTCTACTGGTGCCCGAGCGAGAGCAGCGACGACCTCGACTATCTGGTGGATCTCACGGACTCCGATTTCCCGTTTGGGCGTTGCAACTGCCGCCACTTTGAGTGCCGCATTGAACCTTCTCGCGCTGTAAAAAGCATCGCGGCCCTTGCTTGCAAACACATTGCAAGGGTGCAAAAAGAAACCGCCATCGGAACGAATCCCGATGGCGGCGAGCAGCAACAGCCCTGAAATCTTACACCGGAGGTTGAAACTTGATCTTCGGCAGTCGCCGGTACGGTTTGGCGAGGTTCGGTGCCTTGCACCGCGGGCACGTCCACTTGATGCCCTGCCCTTTGTGAAACACCTCGGACATCTCATTGCTGATCGCCATACGGAACCCGCACCGACGCACGCACTGAACCACAGGGTTGTCGCGATTCGGCGGCTGCGTCTCAATGAGGCCCGCCGCCTCCATCGCCAGCCTGCGTTCCCGAGCCAGTTTCACTCCAAGTCCGCCGCGAGGAAGGCTACCGGGCCGCACTGGCATGGATCCGTTTTTTCGGATGGCGTCGAGTTTTGCCTTGCTACGGGAGCGGCCTCCGCGCTTCCCCAGCATTGCCATGACTGCGCGATGTTCTGCGGTGAAGATTGGCTCGGGATCTGGTGGTGTCATGTGTGGAGTAAAGGCGTTTTCGTCCTGATAGTCAAGCAAGAACGTCCCCGATCTGCCTCCGATACTTCCGGCACAACCGCTCCGCAACTGCGGCCTGACGATGCGAAAGCGTGGATTGCCTCGACAGCCCCTTGCCAAATTGGCTGTCGCACTTGTTAAAGCCGCTCCCATCGACCGAGTGAGCGCCGTCGCACATCGCCGCAAGCGTCTGAAGACCCGCGAGTAGTCGGCGGATCTCGTCGGCTGAATAGTCCCGACTAGGCTTCTCCGTGCTTACTGACCTGCGCTCTGGGCGATCATCCTCCGCGTCCTTTGCAATGATCGTCACGGTCTCCACAGGTTCTTGCGCCTCTGCTGCGGTGGTCGGATCATCCAGCGCCTTGTCGGCCACGTCCTGCTTCCTGACCAAAGCCTTCGCCATGATCTGGTCGAGCGACCCCTCCAGAACGATGTGCTGCACCAGCACCGAGTCCCGCTGTCCTATGCGGTGGCACCGATCCTCGGCCTGACTCATGTTCGCGGGCACCCAATCCAGTTCGCAAAACACGACATGCGAGGAGCGCACCAGCGTGATTCCGACGCCCGCGGCCTTCAGGTTCCCCACGAACACGTCCGCGGCCCCGCTCTGGAAGTCGTCCACCGCCGCCTGCTTGTCCTCGTCGGATATGCCGCCGACCAGCGACACCACCCGCCGCCCCTGCTCACGCAGCCCGGCGACCAGCGCGGCCACCACGTCCCGATGATGCGCGAACAGCACGACCGGACCGCTCTCCACCGCATCCGAGACGTGCTCCACCACGTAGGGCACCTTCTCCAAGGCTACCTGATGCCGGATCTCCGCCATCTCGGTGAACATGGCCTGCTGACCCATCCGCAGCTTCTCCACGGCATCCGCATACGCCGCCTTGTTCTCCAGCACCCGAGCGAGTTCCAGCGCGTCGCGGA